CATTGATAGACTTCAATCCAAATTAGAACCTTTACTTGATGCCTGTGAGTGTCAAGCACAAAAACAACAGAAGAATTAAATGCTACATCTTATTACATTATTCACCATCTGTGCTATTGCATCTGCTATAATAGTATTAACGGTTTACAATCCACATCATTAAAATGAATTTCAAACCTATTACATCACGCACCCGATCAAGGAATGATGGTAAGTGGATTAAGTGTCCACATTGCTCTCAAACCAACAAAGTATATCATTTTAGTTGGTCAGCATTAGTTTGTTTATGTTGTAGAGAGAGTGTAGAAAAGTATGAGTGGGGTGTAGAAGTATGAATTACAAATGGGCAGCAACTCATACCTTTACATTTAAAGAATGGAAGGCAAAGAAGTTTGTTGAGTATCAGGATGCTTTAGCTTATGCTAATGAAAAGTATCCTTATGAAAATTCAACTTTCATTTGGAAACTAACTGAAGGTAAACCATTGAAATGGGTTGAAATATCATGAGTAATCAAATGACCAGTAAAGAAAAACTCCTATTCATTCTATCATTCTTATGGACACTACATTGGGGAACAAGAGTCGTATCTATCGTAGTGGATACGGCTATTCTAAGCGAAGGTGTGAGAGTATTACCAATTGGTTTCTAAACAATTTCCTACCTAGACATCATATTGATGTAACTGTCACTCATCGTGGAATGATTAGAGAAGATGCTTTAGGTTATTGTGATTGGATTGGTACATCATACAACCCTAGAGACTTTGAGATTCAATTACAATCCAATATGAATGAACGGATGTATATTGAGACATTATTACACGAACTTGTGCATCTTCGTCAATGGGTTCATGGAACTCTGAAGATGAAGAGTGGTAAGTTTATATGGAAGGGTGAGGATATACATCATATTGATTATATGAATCAACCTCACGAAGTTGAAGCATTTAGAGAAGAAGGTATTCTATACCGTAGATATATGAAAGAAGTAAAGGGTGTGACAGTTAAAGAACCTACACAATATTTCCCTAATAGATTAACTCAACCCTTATAATAGAGTTATGAAAAACACTCACATTGAACATCCTGAAGATACTATTCTTACAGGAGATCTTTCTGTCTTAGACGCATTTGTAACAAAGAGTAAATTGAGTGTTAAAATAGATGGAGCTCCTGCTATAGTCTGGGGTACTGATCCATCTAATAATCAATTTTTCGTAGGAACAAAAAGTGTCTTCAACAAATTCAAAATCAAAATCAACCATAACCATACCGATATTGATCGAAACCATCAAGGAGAAGTGGCAGATATTTTGCATCGCTGTCTTGATTATCTTCCTTTTACAACTTCTATCTACCAAGGTGATTTCATCGGTTTTGGTGGCACTGATAGTTTCAATCCTAATACCATCCGATACAGTTTCCCAACTGAAATTTCCGAAGAAATAATCATAGCACCTCATACGGTTTATGATACTCCTAGAGGAACACTTAAGGATGCCGTTGCTAGTTCATTAGATAATGAGTTAGAGAGTGTGGAGGGTGAAGTATTATTTGTTAAACCTAAAGCACAGTATGATATTACAGATAGAATTAGAGAGAATTGTGCGTTTGCTAAACAAATGTCACAGTTGGTTGAGTTTGTAGATGATAAAACTGCTAAAGAACTTAAAAAGGCATTGAATCAGTGCATTAGAGAAGGTGTTGAGATAGATCTATTTGAAAACTCTAACCTTTTGAGTTTATGGAAGTTGGTTAGATCTATTAAAAATGATCTACTTGCAGAGTGTTATAGTGATGCTCAGTATGAATGTTACATCAATGATGAGATAGTTCCTGATGAAGGTTATGTAATGTGGAGCGATATTGGAACTTATAAATTAGTTGATAGAGACGAGTTCAGTCGTGCCAACTTCAATCTAAGTAAATTCGCTAGAGGATAAATGGAACCAGTAGAACTTACAATCAACCTTACTGAAGCAGTAGAGGATCTACAACTTGGTTTAACTAAAGAGCAAGTTGAATACATTGCAAATGATATTAAACGTGGATGGGACTTCAGTTACATCTATGAAGAAATAGAAACAAAGGTGGAGGAATCTGCCCGATATGCTAACATTACACTATCAACCTGATTATTATGTCTCAACTATCTGAAGAAACACTCCAAAAACTTGCTGATACTTTAATTGATGATGTCATTGATTATATTAATGATGATGATCGACTTAAAGATTTCTATCTTGAACTGATAGGTGATGCAGTTTGTGAAAAACTAGGTAACAAGAACTCTGATGGATCTTGTACTTTTGATGGGAGTATATCTGCGGATCTAATCATAGCAATAGCAGATAGAATAAAGATAAGCAAAGTTGATGATACTGAGGCAAGGGATATATTATCCTACTTCAAGAATAAAAAATATTAGACTATACCAGTTGGAATAGTGGCACAGTAACCCTTCAGAAACGATTCTGAGGGGTTATAATGGTTATAACAACAAAGGTACTATGACTCCTGAAGAAAAGTATCAAGCATTGTATGAGCAACTCTATTCTCTATGTGAGGTTGAGGGGTGGGGTGATCCATTCTCTTATGCAAGGTCAAGAGAGATTCACATGGCAGGGATCTTAGGACACAAGATTGCTGATGATTATTCAGGTGCGGACGCATTTGATGATGACGGAGGGTGTGAGTATAAATCTACTATTGCAAATTCGATCAATGCAACGTATAATGGTATCAGTGTTCAGGATACTTGGGATGAGCAAGAGAGATATATTATTGAGGATAAGATTGGTAAGTATAAGAACCATTACTACGCACGTTATGAAGGGGGAAAGATCGCTGAAGTATGGAAGTTAGATTGCCAAGATGTTCTATCAATCGTACTACCTAAAGCAAAGAAACAATACCCTAAGAAAAGGGCAGGTAACGCTAAAGATCCCAGAATAGGGGTTACAATCTCTAAAAAAGAAATTACTCAATATGGCACAAGAATTAGATAGTGGTAAACTGATGTACTCAGGAGGTAACAACGATGAATGTTACACTCCTGATTATGGTGTTAAACCTATTCTCAAATATATTCCAAAGGATGCTATTGTATGGTGTCCCTTTGATACTCCACAGAGTGAGTTTGTAAAGCAGATAGAGGAGCAGAATGAGGTAACATACTCTCATATTAATACTGGTAGGAACTTCTTTGAGTATGAACCGTATGGGTGGGATGTAATAGTATCAAATCCACCATTTACTGATAAGCGTAAATTCTTTGAACGTGCATTATCATTTGATAAACCTTTTGCATTGATAATGACTAACACTTGGTTGAATGACTCAGCACCTATGAGATTGTTTAAGGATAAGGATCTACAGTTATTGATGTTTGATAAGCGTATGAAGTTTCTAAGTCCTGATGGTAGAGATAATAATAAGATCACGTTTAGCAGTAGTTACTATTGCTATAAGATGCTACCAAAGCAAATTATAATGGAAACACTTGATGTGCCAGCTCGCAAAGTGACCCCAAAGACTACAAGTGAGGCACGTTTGCCATTATAATATAAGAGTAAACAAAGGAGGACACTATGCAAGTATTTGATTCAATAGACCTCTTAACTGAGGTTTACGAACAGTATTGCACCAAACACGGACTACCCTATGTTTCTGCTGATGAGCAGGACAAATCAGAACTTACCACCGATCAGGTAAGATGGATTGAATCATTTGAACAACTATGGGATCTTGCATCATGAGAACACCTTCAAATCAAATCTTTACCGACATTGACTTCTTAGTTGATGATTTAGGTATGAACGCTGATGAATGTGATGACATTCTTAGAGCTTGTGATGAACTTGGTGGTATCAGTGCAGAGTATTTCTGTGAGGAATTCATCTTTGAAACTGGTGATCCTGATGATATTTCCAGACTTCACGATGAAAACTATCTTAAAATCAATTGGGGTTTAAGTTAATGAAAGAAACAATGTACTTGGTTACAGACATTGAATTTGATGTTACTCATGGTGGTGAGGCATTTGATGATCTATGGACTGATGAAGAGTATCAGAATCTTAAGAATGATGCTATTGGTTTATGGTATGCTAAGGATGAGAATCACTTATATGATAAGATCGCTCAAAATATGGGATATTTGATTACTTCAATGGAGTCAACTACTAACACCTTACATTCACTTACTTCCTATCTTTAAAATGGCAAATCTTAATTCAACACAACATAACGAAATCGCTGAACAATTCGCTGAATTGGTAGTTGATGGAATGGATATGAAAACACTTGTCCAATATGTTTATGATGATCTCATAGAATATTATGAAAAGTTGGATGAGAATGAATTAAAAGAACAGATTGGTGAGTATGATGAGGATTTATATGAGGAGTTACTTGACAATGTAACTAACCCAACTGTCCTTGACACTAACAATACTGGAGGTAAGTATTAATGGCAAGAATGTTACGATTAACTCACGACGAACTCTATGAAATGGTCAAGTTGTATGATCTATTGAGAGATATGGATTTTGAGTTATCACCCAAACAAGTGAATGTCCTTGACCGCTTGCAAGGAATGGAAACTGGGTATGGTGCAGAAGATGTAGAGCAATGTATCATTGATGGTAATGATTACAAAGACTGTGTTGACCGTATGGTTGAATCTATGGAGGTATCCAAATGAAACTAACTGAAGAAGAGTATGACCTTGTAGTATGGTCACTTGAGCAAATGTGGTTAGACTTCGATCCACAATCCGAACAGGATGCTCATAATGCTATATCAAAATTGAAAGAATTGACAGACTTTGTGCCAGCTAAGGAAGTGGCACACATACACAAGAAAAGGGATTTAGACTCGCTATAATAGAAGAGTAAACAAGGGAACCACCCGATGCAAATTTCTTCTAAAGATGGGAATATGGTTGTTGACTTCTATCCAACGAAAGATGCCAACAACAAGGTGTATTCCGATAAGATATTGAAAGTATTATCTTTCAGAGGTGATACACAGAAAAAGATGGTGATCTCCAGAGATCATTTCTACTATCAAGTGAGAGAGTATGTTCTCACTAACAAGTATAGAATCACTGATGATGCTATGCTACCACAATTCATTTCTTCGGAGGCAGTTTAATGTTACCAGAGTACCGCCCAGTTAAAGAGTTGAATGACTTTGTTGATTACGTTTGGAGTTTCTATGGTGCTGATGATGCACTATACCCTATTGAGGGATTGTTGAAGAGAGACATCTACAACGCCTTCTTTATCTACAAGGATCGTATTGAGAAGGGT